TGCGATAGGAGCATCTGAAGTTATGTCAGACACTTTGTCCTCCTGTGTTGTTGTATCCTCAGCGGTTGCTTCGGAATTCTCTGCTGGTGTTTCTGTTGCAACTACGCGTTCAACGCGAGCTGACGCGATGGCTGGATCTGCGACAAGGCTGACCTCAGATAATGAACTCTTTGAAATAACCATTGCGCCATCTTTGTTATCCCAAGCATCAACCATAACTCCAACAGAAAATCCGTCGCGTAATCCAGTTGCTGCCTCTTCCAATGCGTCATCCGCTGCAAAAGTTTTTGCTAAACGAAATACGCCTTCTAAACCTGAATCTGTTGCAGTTATATCAACGAGTTTTCCTAAAGGTCTGGTTTTGTCATGCTCAAGTAATAATTTTACAGGCTTTGAAAAATCAATGCTGTCTTTTGCAAATATAGTCTTTCCTGCTGATGTGTTTCCTGTTTCATTCCAACTTACTATGACCCCAGAAATTGTTCGCTTATTTGTATCGGCAGCTGTTATTGTTATTGGGAAATTGATCTTCATCGGATCAAGTCCTCCTCTTCTTGGATTTGCTCAATGCTCATTGCACCGATGCGGTTTAGGATTTCATAAACTTGAGCACGCTCTAATGCTGAGCCTCTCAAGAAATCATCAATGTCAAATCGAACTTCAACACCATTTGGAACAAAATCAGCAGCAGATAATCTTTGCTCTATCGGAGTTATTATGTTTCTCAAACTAAAATCGATAAGGGCTTTGCGTTCCATAACAGTCGTGCTATATGTTTGACTTGTTAATTCAGCAGATAAGAAACTTGCTGGAATTCCGACGGCGCGTGCGCATTCGGTTGCGAGATATTGGCGTGCCTCATTTAATTGTAATTTTTGCGGATCAAAGCCTAATGCAGTTAATTCAACATCAGCATTTAAGAATGCAGTTGCTCTTGTGTTTCTAGCAACTTTCCAACTTTCAAGAAGTTTTGTAATTCTTTCTGGTGCAAGATTTGTTCCATTAGATTTTAATACCATTGTTGGAACTGGCTCTTTTGCATAAAGTTCTGCTGCTTTTTCTAGTTCCTGAGCTGCGCGGATTGTGCGACCAGCTCTATTTAATACACCTTCATCAAGTCCGCTGAATACAATTAAAGAGTTTAGACCAGTCGCAGGAACATGCATTCCATCGACCATGTATGAAGTAATTTCAGTTTGATTTGCATTTAAGTTATATGTAACACGATCTGGAGCAACTCGTGTCCATGCGCGAATGCGACTTGCATCTGTTGATGAATAACTATCTAATACCTGACCATAAGCAACCCCATGAAATAATAAATCTTCAGCAATCCAAGCATAAATTGCAGAACCTGCAACTCTTGGATCTGGTTGCATAATAACTCTTTGTGGTCGTAAATGTTCTTTTGTAAAATGATTATAACTTTCAATAGGCAACGAACCAATTGTTGCGCAGATTATATTTCTTGCTCTTGCCACAGCTGGAACAGACATTGCTTGTTCGCGAGTTGCAGTTTGTGCTCCATAAAATAATCCACCAACAGCTGATTGTAAATTGTAAGGCGTATTGGCAGCAGCAACATCTGTTTGAATTGTTGGTGTCTGGTTTGTCAAAAATCTATCAAATAATCCCATTAGCACATAATATACCATAAAGTCTAGTTTAAGCGATTTGTATGTCTGTTTCCGTTTCAGGTTGTGTCGCAAAATAAGTAACTAATGCTGATGCCACAGAAGCGCAGACGGCGACCCTGCTGGCTCTTCTTCCAATAATCCACGAACCATCACCAAATGGCAATTTAGCAGCTGATAATGTTTGTTGAGTTAATTCCTCTTGCCCCGAATGCTGCAACCTATGTGAGTTAATTGCACCGAGCCACCTGTCGCAACTTTCCGCGTATATTCCGCCATCCATATCGGTTGTTTGAATTCCAGCAGAAGCTAAACGACTTGCAACCGCTTGACTTGTTCTTTTGCTATAAGCCACAGTTTGCGTGTTGTATTTTCTAACATAAGGCGCAATATCGTTTGCAACTGCTAGATCGTTTAAGCTGTAATCGTTTGACCAAGTATGAAGCAATTGAATGTAAAATCTTTCACCAGATAATCGCTGGGCGCAAACTAACGCCCCAAATTTACGATCAGGAGATAAATCTAAACCAAGCCAAGTAGGTTGTTCAGGATCTAAAGGAATTGCATCTATCTGACACATTGCCCACTTTTGCGCATCAATTGCTGAATTTATTGTATCAACCCATTGAGCCAATACTTCGGTTCTTACAATATCTGGAGGATCGTTAATAACTGCTTTTAAGTTATCAGGATGGATTGTTATTCCTAATGATGGGTTGGCTTGAGCAAATGCACTCCAGTTCATCTCGCCTGACGGAAGCAAGATAGGAGCATCAGGTTCTGCACTCCACTCAAACCAACCTATCGGATCGTTGGTTGTAGCTGAAGCCAACGCCCTCTCACGCAATTTGTTTAAGATTACGGAATGTTGATCACCAGCTGAGGAATAAATCCAAACCTGCGGATTTTTGGCAGCCATCATTGAATAACGCATACTTGACCAAGCGTCTTCATCTTTGTATTCACGCAACTCATCAAGATGAATTGTTTCGGGTTTACTTAAACCTCTAGCTGCATTGTTTGCAGCCTTTACAACAAACCGCCTGTTACCAAATAATTCAATTTCTTCCGCACCATGTTGCCATCTAATTTTCTTTACTTCCTTTTCCAACTTCGGATTTGTTTCAATTAAGCCAACAATCTGTCTAAATGTTTCAAGTGAAGTTGTAAGTCTGTGAGCTGATGCAAGCTGCAAGCCTTCGCCCCACACGAACATTCCTGTTAAAATTCTGAGCATCATGAGTGTAGATTTTCCTTGTTGGCGTGCCATGATCAACCCCAGTTCGGAAGCGTGCCAACGCCCATCGGCTCTGACTTTATGTCCATGAATACACACGAATTTTTGCCATTCCATAAGATTGATCCCAAGTTCAATAGCAAAATCAATCATTTCTTGACCTTTTGATGGTAAATCATTGAGTTTTGAGTGAATACGGGGTGTTTGCACACCTCCTAATCCTGAATAAGCCTGATCTACGCTTATCTCTCCCGTTTCAAAATTGATCAATCTGATCCAGTCTGATCGTGGCTGATCGAGGTGTTTTGTGGGTTAGAAAAGGAACGGGGGGTCGGTGGTGTCCGCTGGCTCACAAAAAAGCGACCCCCTTTCGATAAATTACATCTGGAACAACTTGAAACGAGATTATCGTCAGAATCGTTTCCGTTTAATCTACGAGGAATTACATGATCAACTGTATTAGCTTCTTGGCCACAGTATTGGCAGATGAAACCATCACGCCTTAGTATCCTTTGTTTGATCTTAGTCCATTGTCTTGTAGATCCAGTAGATCTTAATGCGCTGCTACTCAATACCATCCCTTAATCTTATGATGTGCTAAAGCATTACATGGATTAGAGTAGCGTCTTTCAATATATTTTAATTGCCATTCAAGCTGCTTGTATCCATCAACAGTAGATAACCATTTAGACTTACCTTGAGGAATACCGTAGTGTGAACCATTCTTGGCTTTAGGATTCCATCTAGATTCTTTGTAGTTTAACTCATCTAAACAATAGAATTGATCTATGTTATTAAGTTGTATGAAAGCCCATTGTCTGTAATGATTAGTCTTATCAAGAGCTACGGAATCATTCTTTAGAAAGGCTATTGTCATTACCAATGACAGAGATATCACCAAACCAAACCTTGCGATCTTTCTGCTTCGCAGATCGCCCTTTCGCTCTGAAAGCGAATTTGCGTTTAATGTTATCATACCGATCCTAATCCATTAGTATAACCGCAGGTCAGACGGCAAGTCATTTACTAGCAATCAATAGACATGAATGACAAGGTTGATCTACAAACATCCAATGCCCATATTGATCACACCTTTGAACAGGCTCTTGAGTGTCAGTTGCTTCGGCTAAGTTCTTTGTGCCAATGGCGCAGCATTTAAGGCATTGGTAAACTCTAAAACCATCAGCTGTGTCATAGCCATCCATCCAGATAAACTCTGAATTGGCTGAACAGAAATTACATCTAAACTTGACCACTTTTACCAGCCCATCCTGTTCCCTTAAATATGGCAGGAACTGCTGTGAAGACACGCGTTAATTCAAAGCCACATACTTGACAAAAAGGGATTTCGTGCTGCATCGGAAGATCCAATACAATACTCGACCCCTCTCTATCACAAGCGTATTCGTAATTCGGCACTATGGAATCCGATTGATTGAATGACAGGAATAGCATCGAAGCAGATCGCCCTCATGAAGTAATCTGTCATCGTTGCAAGTATCACAAACAATTGTTGATGGTTCTACTATAACTCCATTATCTGTAAAAGTCGCAGTTAGACCAGAGCCATCAATCATTATCATTTTGCCCATTTATTCCTCCTCTCTGAAAAACCAACTGCCATTTGCAGCTGTAACCGCCCACTTAGCATCGCATTGCTGCCCTTTAGGTGCGCTGCATACATATCCATAAAAAGGGCGACCCGTTTTTGCAGTTCCTTCTTTCAAGATCATTAAGCCATGTGAGCATTCTTGCTGTTTAGGTTTGGTCGATAAGGCTTCTGCAACATCTCCAACTGTCCATGTTGTAGGTTCGCTTGTTGGCTTAGCATCATCTGCAAATGACTTTCGGAGTGCCATTTCAATAATCTGCGAATTGCCACTCTTGCCATAAATGTTTTTAATTGGTTCACTTTCAACCTTTCTCATGTCATCTTTTGTAGCTGTTTTGTCAGATCCTTTAAGTAGAATTATTGCTCTACCTAATGCGCTTGTCGCAGTATCCTCAACATAGAACTTTTTCATGTTCTGGATATAACTTTCTCTTGAACCAAATGCAATGTTAGAAACGCATGGTTGCTCATCTTTGCTATCTCGCCACAATGTTGCTTGCACCAAGATATAACCATTGACAGCATCATGGCTTATGACTGAGATATCAGATCTCCCTGACGGGAAATTTAATATAAACCATTTGTTCAAAGTAGCCACATCTTCATATTCTGACAAATTAAATGCCATCATCTACTCCGAAATCATTCTCGTATTGGTCGTGCAGCTCTGAATATATTGCCGCGTAACCAATGATGTCTTTAACACTATCTTTGTGATTTGGAGTTTCTGAGAGCCTTGACACTTTGACAAGCAACTGCATGAGGCTGACTTGCATAGGCGATATGTAACTTCCATAATAAGCAGACCACAATTCGCTGATCCGTTCGTGATTGCTTCTACTGCTTCCATACACGCTCCCTCTTTGACTAAGAATTTGGGCGCATTCATCTAGGAGTTCAGTTCTGCTTGTCATAATCAAATACTTGATCGCGCTTGGCATCTGTGATCCTACGGTGCATGTCATAACCGTCTTTACGGCCTCTCCAATACATTGTCTGCCCATAGTTTTCTTTAATTGTTGAGAAAATGCCCCAAACAATAAAATAACCTAGCACGCTATAAAGCACTAACCAGCCTGTTGTTGTTTCAATCATGCGTTCACCAGTTTCTTGCGTAAGTGGCAAGGGCTGGCATAATTGGTCAGTATTAGCCAATCGCCTGTATTTTCATCGCTATGTGTTGCGTAATTCTTGCCTAATGAACTTAAAAAACCTTCTGCCATTTTAAGGGCTGCATAATTATCAAACCAATATGCATAGCCCCAGCTAAATAATGGGCTTGGATCAAATCGATCTGCTTGTTTTTGCCAATCGTTATTCATCCATTCCATTGAGTTAATCCATAACTGCTCAAAATCAGCAGCTTTTAAGTCAATCTGTATTTTCATGTCGCTCCCTACATATCCACAGACCATCTGTGAATACATAAAGTTTGACCTAAATCAAGTTTATTATCTACCTAAGCGTCGGCGTGTTCTATAACGATTAGATAACGCCAATATCCTCAAATTCATCGATATGATCATCAATCGAACGATCCCGATAGTCGGTTTCAAGCCCCATAAGTCCTTCGGTTGTATGTAAAACTGCCATCATGATTAACTGGTATCAGTTCTACTTGATGACCTTTATTGCCAAAACTAAGCACAACAAATCCCATATTCCAATCGGCTGAATTATATTTGAGATAACTAGCCTTTCGCATGTCCATAAGATGACCAGCCTCTATGCCCCAAATCGTTGAATAACGCCCGTTTAAGCCAGTTTGGTGTCGGACTGCACCCTGCCTATGCGAATGCCCACAAACCACGCTAGAATGCCATTTCTTGGCTAGATTTAGCCCTGTTATACCTGCATGTTTAGACATGTTGCCTTCATCGCCATGAGCCAAGTGCCAGCCCTTTTCAAACTCGTAGGCTCTCTTATGAAATTTAATTCCTAAGCTGCTGAAATCCATGAACTTGTCATAAGCCAATTCTGGTAATCCAATAAGGGATGGCGCACCTTTAAGCAATGTCTGATAAATGCGATCCGTATGGTTTGATCTGACTATATCTGTCGTGCCTAGATCATAAAGAATTTCTTGACCTAGTTTTCTTTCCTCGTCAAGTGTTTCTGCAAACTCTAGTTTAGTTCCCTTTGCCCAACGCGATTGACTACCAAGATCCATTTCATCACCAACATTTAATACAAAATCAAACTTCTCATGGCGTGCCATTTTAATTAGGTTAGACACCGCTTTTGGATGGTGTAGTGGAATTTGCAGGTCAGGCGTTACGAGATACCTACGGTTAGCCTTAATCGTCATCCTCATCGTCAGTTGGATCTATGGAAGGAATAATCCCACCATCGCCTACGACCCAATCAGGGAAAGTCTTATGCTCGGTCATTAACCAGAATGCGTGCTCTGGTGTAAATCCTGCTTTACGAGCTGCTTTATAACATTCGTGCAACGCAATGTAATGCGCATCAATCTTTGTTGGATCAGGAGTTTGGCGAACTACGCGACGATTGATCTTTTTGCGTTTGATAGGTTTTCGTGTGTTCGCCATAGGAAAATTATTGCTT